TCATTTTTTATTCTCCTGTAGTTAATTTATAATTTGTATTTTTAAAACAAATCATTTATAGGAATATATAGGAAAGTAAAAAAAATAAAACTAAAAAAGTGAGGTTAATATATGACTAAAATAAACCCGATTGATTATCATTATCATTCAATATTAAAAGACGCGGTTATCAATCCGACTAAAGCCTATTTTTTTAATAGCTGGAATTGCCTTAACCCTTCCGAATGTCGCGAATATGCGGTTGCGATATTGCGGAAAAAATTCAACTATTCAGATAGAAGGCTTAAAGCTCTTTTAAAAAGAGCTGTTGAATAGTTATAAACTCAAATTGTTTCGCGTTCAACTTGAACGCGAAACGCGAAGAAAAATAAAAATAAAAATAGTATAGAGAAGGACACAAGCGATAAACCACAAGCGACACGCGAAAGTCACAAGCGATTAAGCCACAAGCGAACACCTTCCCAACCACAAGCGATACAATCACAGGCGATACCTTCTTCGAGCAACGCGGATATCTGTCCGCCCTCATAAAGTTTAGGGGTTAGAGGCTTGTGGGTCGTGGCTAGGATAAAATGATTTTTCGGGTGTTTAAAACAATAGCCAATTTGGTGTGGCGAGATAGATAGTTTTTTAACTTTTGTTAATTTTAGTTCAATAGTGAAATAGGTATTATTTTTGTTGTATCCCAACAAGTCGGGTGTCCCAAAAGATGCCCAATTTTCTATCCTTGTCCACACAATGTCGGGTGTATTTTCCTTTAATTTTTTCCAAAATTTGCTTTCGGGTTTTACTGCCATTTCGAATTAAATATATCATTTCTCAATTTCTTTCAATGTTTGACTACCATAAAATAGTTTTAGTTTATTTGATAACTCCCTTTCAATTTTATATGAAAAAGCAATTTGTGGTGTTGTAAATGCCTCTCTACAATTTGAAAAGTCTTTAATAAAAGATGGAAAGTCTCCATCATAACCATTGTTAATGGCTTTTTTATATATTTGTCTTAACACTTTGTATCTCCTGTTATTTCAAAATGACTATCGTCTCCCCATTCAGTACCTTTGAATTCACAAACAAAGTCTTTTGTTTTGTATTGTGCATTTTCTTTCATATCTGTACTTGTAGCAATATCAATAATTTCTTCTTCAGTTAATTGTTTATTGCTTTCAATCTCCCAAGTCTTCGTGTCTTGCGACCACTCATCATAAGTATATTTATATTTCATTTATTTTCCTTTCTTATTATTTCTTCCATTATCTCATTTGCTAAATCCCACTTGCCTAATAAGTAATGGTCGTGGCTATCTTCACATAAAGCAACATCATTAATATCAGTATTGCTCAAATGGTCTTGACAGATTTCTTTTATTTTATTTAAGGTAATTAAGCCTAATCTTAATTGTTCGTGTCGATTAGCTTTGTTCCTGTCGTGTATTTCAAAGTGTTCTTCTTTGAGTTCTGGCATTTTTATTTTCCTCCTTTATACTTTCTTTTTGTATGTCTTTTAATTCAGAAAAAGTCGTTTGTAAAGATATGTTTTCTCCAAACTCTTTTTTGAATTGTGATCTAAACAACTTGATCGTGTCATATTCCTTGTTTATCATTTTTATTTTCCTTTGTTTCTATTTCTTCTGTACCTTCATCAAGTATATCGAAATCGTCCCCATCAACCTCAAAATAATCACAACGACCCTCATTGTGAATTTTTGTTGCGTCCTCTAAACTATTCGCCTCAATGGTACATTCTTCTCTTACTGTTTTCCTAACATATCTCCAAAATAAATATTCTTTCATTTTGCCTCCAATATGTCTTTGTCTTTCATATAGCCAATCATCATAAATTTTTGAGGCTTAATCCATTTAAACCAATCAATCATTGTCGGAATAAACCCTAAATCTTCTTTGATATGTCTTTCAGCTATAAGTCTAACAGGTACTTTTTTCCCACTAGAATTTGTTATTGTTGTCCCAAACTTTTCTTCACACGCAAAACAACCCTCCGCGTGATGTCTCAATGCTCTATGTCTAAAGTCGGGCATTATTTTTTTACTTTCGTCAAACCAATCGTGGATAGCTTGATAGTCTTCTGGCTTTCCTCCAAAATGTTTAACTGAAGATAATGAGTGATGATAACAATTAGCCATAATTAAAACTCCTCCTCAAACTCATTGTGTTCAGTATAATATTGGGTGTATTTATGTTCGATATTATTGTCTTCACTATTCCAAGAAATCTCTCCCGATTGTCCATCATTGATTTCCCAACCCGAATTATTGTGTTCCAATAAATCATAACAATAGTCTTCAACATAAGCGGATAAAGAAATTTCTTTGTCTTCTTTAACAAATTGCATTTTCTTTTCGTCCCAATATCTATAATTTTTAGATAAGATTGTTTTTTTCTGTAGCTTTTCGGGGACAATTCCTATTTCGTCAATTTGACCACTATCTCCACTACCAGAATATTCAACACAAAAAGATTTAACTCCTCTATCTTTAAGACTTTGTTTAAAAGTTTTAGTCATTTCTTCAAATGACTTTTGTTTTTTTTCTATTTCTTTTTCTATTTTTTGCATTTCAGTTTGCATATTATTTTCCTTTCTAAAATTAATTAATTTGCATTTCTTTTGTTAAAAGTAAAGGCTTTTCCTTTACCGCAACAAAATAACTACAGTTCTTATCTTTATTTATTTTGTTATATGCTTTTAACAATTCGTTAAGTTCATTAACATCATTACACTCATCTTTTTTGTAATAAGATGTTCTGTCTTTACCGAATTTTATTTCTTCCATAATAAAATATTTCATTTCTACCTCCTTTCTAATCTAAACAATCTTTACAATATCGTGGGTCAATGCTTGACCGCCAATCTGGTCTCATTATCTCACGACAATTTTTTGCTCTACAAAAATAACTATTATCAATTATTTTTTTAGATTTTTCTTTGCTTTGTTTTTCTTCTATTGTTTCTTTATACTTTCTTAACATTTTAATTTAATTTCCTTTCTCTTTTATATCGTTTAATTAAAAGCATTTGAATTATATAAAAAGTTGCATTTATTTCAATCGTAAATTTACTATCAATACTTAATTCTTCTAATTGTCTTTCGTATCGTGCAAGGCGATTGATAATCTTAATTATATTTTTATTATGCAATTTCATTTTTTATATAACTTATTCATTTTTATTCTTTGTTGTGTGTCGAGTTTTAATTTCTTACTTAACTTTAATAATTTTTGTAAGTATTCATCATCAACATCTTTATCTAAAGACTTAATTTCAATTTTAATTAGGTCTCTTAAAATACATTTTTCTACTGTACTAAATTGTTCAGTCATTTCTATTTTCCTTTTTATTTAATTTTTTATAAAGTCTACAAAGTTTATTAATTTCTTCTTTTGGAAATTTATCTCTATGTAAATCTATATGAAGATATGGATACTTATTTTCAATTTCATTTATTTTATTTTGTATTTCTTTTTTAATCATTTTTATTCTCCTTTTTAAATTTACTTAAATCAACTTTTGCTAAATCTTCAAAAATATTTGTAAGTGTTGTGTTAGACAAATGTTCAGAATTTAAAAAACAATTTTCAATAACTGTATTATCGTCCAATACAAAATTTACTTTCAAATTTATTTTATCAATTTCTATATCTCTTATATTCATTTTATTTTCCTTTCTAACTAATTTCGTTTGCAATTTTTATTAACTCGTTAGCTATGTCTAATGTCTTCATTTTAGATTTCAATAATTTTTTTAAATTTTCTAAAAAATATTCATCTTCTAAAAGAATTGAAAAAGAACATAAAGTTTCCCCTTCTACTATTGACGCGATTGTATCTAATTTATTCATTTTATTTTCCTTTCTTAAAAATTAAATTATTTTTTTTAATTACACCCCCTTGAAATTAAAGTCAATAAGATTATATGGGAAAACAGTTTGATAATTTAAAGCCTATAAAACGCGAGAGTGTTTATTTAAACTATCTTAATAGATTATAACAATAGGATATTAATCTAACGCGGGTTAAATTTAACCTTTATTTTCCTGTAAGGTAGTCGTCTCGAAAGGGGCGACTACTACAAGTTGAAAGATAAAATTATGTTCGTATTCAAACACCCAAAATATTATTCAGAATTAAAAAAGAACAAACCACAAGCACAAGCGACAGGCGGGAAAGAAGAAAAAGAAAAAGAATTAGAGAAAGACACAGGCGAGAAAAAAAATAAAAAAAATTTAAAAAAGACTATTGACATTTAGAATTATAAGATTATATGGGAATTATATTTATTATTTTATAATAAATATAGATTAGAGTGGTAAGCTATAAAGGGGTAGGCTTTTAAATTTTACCCGCTTAACTACTAGCAAGAGATAGCTACTTGTGAGTGCATAATGTTCTATCAACAAGCCACTACTAATCGGTTAGTGAGATTGTCTTAAAATAAAATCTCATTTGCGAGGTTGCCTGTCGTTGCAACGATAAGGTAGGTTGCTCACTAATCAGATTGTAATGGTAAGTCGTAAATTGGTAGGCTTTTAAAATTAACCAGTTTAACATTTTAAATGTTATTTCAAGATGCCATTACTAATCAAGATGTGGTGCGTTCTTGACTAAAAGGTTGAATACAATAATTGCATCAAGTTCAACCCATTACATCATTGGTTGTTGGTAGTGCATTACCGACCTATAAGTCCTAATCGAGTAGGCACATCATTGGAACTCGCTTATAGGTGCAACCAAAAGGTGATACAGAAATCCTGTATTGTGTGAAGGCACAAGCTAAAATACTGTATGAAAGGTGTGTTGGCGCTGAGTGGTAAAAGACCCAAGCGCCAACCTAAGCCACAAGCGATTGATTATTTTAAAAAAGTATATATAAATATCTAACTATGCCAAATCCAAAAGGTCTACCAAAGAGACTAACAGAAATGCAAATGAAGTTTGCAAGAGAATTAGTTTTTAATGAAGGTCGAAAGACACCAAGAGAATGTGCTGTTGAAGCGGGTTATGAAAAAGATACTGCTCACGTACAGGCGAGTAGACTACGCAATCCAAAAATATTTCCATTAGTTGTTAAATACATAGGCGAACTTAGAGAAGAAGTTCAAAAGAAATATGAGATTACTTATGAAAAACATATAGCTGAACTTGCAAAACTTAGAGATGAATCAAGAGATAAAAAAGCGTGGTCAGCGGCAATCAATGCTGAAGTCGCACGCGGAAAAGCGGCTGGCCTATATATAGACCAAAAGGTAATAAAATATGGGTCTTTAGACCAACTTACAGAAGATGAATTAGAAAAGAAAATGAAAGATATTCTTAATGACCATAAAGTTCTAATGAATGGTAATGATTATATTGAAAGTGAAACTAGCGAAACTGATGAGACTAGTGAAACTGAAGAAACTATAGAGTAATCTTCTCCATTTTAGTAATACAACCTAGAGGAAATACATTTCGATCAGAAAACAATTCATCGTTTTCTTCATAGCTTGCAAAAGTCCATAAACTCTTTTTATCTTTATGAAATACGTATGCGTGTGTGATCATTGTAGATGGCACCAAAGATAGTGATTCCTGCGCCGTAGCGTGCCCAGAATCGCCCGTTGGGTCAATCCACGTTATCTTGTAGTAGTAATAACGTTTCTTGTTTATCAGGACGGATCTGTATTTAGATTTTTTTCTAGATTTTGGCATATCGCCTTCTAGCATATAAGGCGAGATTTGACCCCTATAAAGTTTTTTTTGAAACCAAAAAAGGTCTCGCGCGCCGAGTACATAATTGTCACACCCAAAAAAGCATTGATAAACAACACTTCTAGATGTGCTATGGTAGCACACCCAAAATAAGCTCCATTTTATTGACTTTTTAGTCTACCACCACCACCGCGCAAATATTTTTTTTTTAAAAAAAAAACAATACCCCCTAAAATCTCCCTTATAGTAGAGACCACCCGCGTTCCCCGCTCAGTTGTGCTTTATCTACCATAAGTTGTATTTTACCCACTATAAGTTGTATTTTGATGTTCATTTATTAATATTGATGTTCAGTTATTCGTTATCCACAGAACTGTGATATATTTGTCACAATACTGTCACATTTATGTCACAATATAAATTGCCTTATTTAAAACACATTTACACCACAATTGAAATATTTGGTAATATTTAGTCAGTCAAGATCATCAAACGATGGCTTTCGGTTGAGCCAATAATTTTATTCTCAACCAACTTAACCTCTAATATATTTTTAGGTCTATATCGATTTGATTTAGATACAACTTGAACGCGAGCATATCCACCTGTCTCGCCTGAGTTGAATTTTTCTAATATTTGCATTAACTCTTTTGTTCGTATCAATTGAGCCTCCTTCTTTCAAATGCTGAAATTTTATCGCCGATCATTTTAATTAATTCATACCATTTGTCTTCCCAAATTTTTTGAGATTTTAAATTATCTGCATTCTTATAGGCGGTATAACAATTTGACAATCGTCTCATATCGTCTTGTTGGCCGGGATAGTCTACTTTCATATTATTTTTTTTCCTTTCTCTAGTGGTAGTTTGCAAGATAGTTTTTCTATCTGTTCGTTGTTTTCAAAGTGCGTAGTTCTTTTCATAAAAATTTTTTGCCATTTGAAATCGTAGCCTTCTTCTGTTAATTTTGTTAAGTTCCAAGCATAATAACTGCCATCACTGAACGCTGCAATATAACCTGCGGTTTTGTTATAGAGTTTTGCTTTGTCCATAACGCCGTCATACTTCATCTTTTCTAAAAAACAATCGCCATATAAAGTTGAGGGCATATGTCTATATTTAAGTTCCAAAGTGTAAGTTTGATTACTACAGTCCACTTTGCTATATTCGTCAAAAGTTTTTTTAATTTGATCATTTTTAAATACCTCTTCGTTTAAGGTATTTATCATTTTCAATTCGTTCTCTTCCCAATTCATTCTATTTTTTCTCCCTATAGTATTGATCAACTCGTTCCAGCCATTGATGTTTGTAGTCCTTGAGCTCTTGTCCTTCTATAATAAACTCTTGATAGTATGGTTCTGGGCTCGACATCATCACAACTGCTTTTTCAATATTCGTGCCATACACATAATCGTGTGCCATAGAATAGGCACCTAATTGAATAAAGTAATCCCCGATCCACTCTCTTTGTTTCGGTTTATTCGTTTGTTTAAAATCGATAACAGCATCTTTACCATCAAAGATCCCAACTAGATCTGTTTGCCCTGCGTATAGATCAGGGTAATGCAACGTCACTTCAGTACCATAATAGGCCTCCATTCGTGATAATCCCCGTTCCACGATCAGTTCTGCCATAGGCTTTGCTTGCTGACCTAGATCCGTTAAATCTTCATAACCCTCTTCTAATACATATTTTTCAAGTAGTTTGTGCATTATCGTTCCACGATTAGCGGATGTATTTTTTATCTTCTCGGCTTGTTGTTCACCCACTCGTTGCTTCCAACGTTCTAAAGAGGCTTTCTTTTCCTCACTTTGTGTAGCGGATAAAATAGTGGTAACCGATGGTAATTTTTCCTTACCAATAATGTAGTGTCTCTTACCTTCAATCATTTCCCGATTAGTTCCGGGATACGTAAACTTTTTTATTTGTTTCATATGTTATAATTCCTTTCTCTAAATAATTCGACTATTCGTTTTACATCAGTAAATAAAATACTTCCCTTTCGATCATTCACTTCCCAACGCACAAAGATACAGTTTTCACGTGAATACGGTTTCAATTGATCCAATCGATCTAAGCTAATATTCGTTCGAATTCCTTTACCTTGTCCACGAATATGGGTCATTGGTAAATGAGTAATGGTACAATTCATTCCATATTTTTCTTTGTGTTCTAACCAAAAATTCCAAAAGTCTTCTTTATCATTAAAACAATTTTTATATTTTTCTTCAGTTAGATTCGTTCTATTCTTTCCTCTATTCTTATTAAAGTCTTTAGCAATGGTTGCATAGATCCCCATTAAATAACCTCGCTCTGTTCCTGCCCATTGTAAATTTTTTCTTTTTCTTTCTTCTTTATTTTGTTGTCGGTAAATTCGTTGTTGCATTTTACGACAGGGAATACATTTAGGATCTACTCCCAAATTACACGTTTGACTTTTCCAATATTGATCTAAAGTTTTTTCGACCTTACACGCCGAACAAACTTTCGTCTTCTCTATCATCTTCTTCTATATACCCTTTGCTATCACAATCTGCACAATCTAAATGTATTTTTTTAGTTTCAGTTTTATCTGCCCATAATGTTCTATAACCTAGACCATCACACTTTTCACAGAAAATTTTATTTTTTAAATCCATTTTTTCTAGCCGCTTTCTTTGCTAAAACTTCTATGGTTTTAGAAATAGTTAAGTTTGCATCGGTTAGTTTGCTACTTAAACTAGTTAGTATTTTATAAGTATCAATTGGTACGGATACTGATTTAAATTTATTAGGATCTGCCATTTAGATTCTCCATTTCTTTTATTTTAATTAATAAATTGTTTCTTTTTTCTTCAAACTTAACATTATCAATTGATTCTTCTACGTGGGGATGGTTTAAAATAAGCTCCATTTCTTTGAGTTCATTCATCCTTTCTAGTTGTAAAGCAATCAATTTTAGTACGTAATCACTAATCATTCTTATCCTTTTGTTTGTTTATATTATGGGAATTTACACCAAAAAATCAAGGGTTGCAAGGTAATTCTTTTTAGTATATGATTTGGTTCTCTTCTCACACCTTTTGTTTGCTCGTCCTTGATTTCTTTCAGGGGCGGGCTTACAATTTTAGGTTGTTTTATTTATGCTTTAATTTTTGGCTTTGGGGGTGGGACAGTATGTACTTTTACTTCTCTACATTCAAACCTAATAGCAAGTTTATTTTCATTAATTAAATTATCATCTAAATCTTTTAACATTCTTGAAGCAACATCATAGCCTGCCATAGCACAATCTTTATGTTGATTAAAGTCAGAGTTAATTATTAAAGATTCAGAACAAGATTGATTTATTAACGAACAGATATAAACGATAAGAACGTATTTCATACACGCCCTTGTCGGTTGTATTTTTTATAATCTCTTTTATTATTTTTGTTTAAACTTTTTGTGTGGCGACCCGGTCTTTTCTTAGGTTTTGGTCTTGGTACATAATGTGTAAATTTTTGTTTAGCCATTATCTTGGTATTTTCTAATTAAATCAATATCAGATTCTTCTAGTTTCATATATCGAATTCTGCCATTGATATGTTGCTTCGTGTCCTCTCCACAATGAGTGCATCGATAATAGTCTTCTACAATACCAACTAAGATTGCATTCTCATCGCAGTATTCACAATGTCCAACAACAGTATCAACTTTATTAAAAAGTTTTAATTCTATAAATTTGGACATTACTTAGGTTGTATAATTTTTTTGATCGTTTGGCTACCATCAATATTTAGTTCTATTTCTGCCTTAACTTCACCACACATTAAACGTTTTTCAGCCATATTCATATTTCTAGACGCTTCACGTTTCATTTTCAAACAAGTAGATACATCGGGTTGAATTCTATGTTCTATCAGTTCTCCTCCTATAAATAAACATAATGCAATAACTGTCTGTACCATTAATGATTCCCATTCAATTTTCCAATATTAGCTCTAACGCTATCTTTCAATTTCTCTACGTCTATTCGTAGCCTTTCAACATCTGTTTGTAGTCTTTCAATATTAACTCTATTGTTCATCATACCATCGACTCTAATTGTTAATTTTTCTAGTCCTTCCGCGATATGTTCAAGTAACATAAATTGTTCTTGATCAATTGGTTTTTGTGAGCTTGCTTCTAGTAGATCTTGTTCAAACAATTGATTTTTAGTCTCTAGATTATTGAGTCTTTCAATAACCCCAAATGCAAACCACGCTCCTACAGCAACGGCCGCAACTAGACCTATTAAATTCCTCAACGGAAGACCAATATTTGTATTTTCATCTATTTTCATTTCCAGTCAAATAGCCAATTTACATATCTCTTCCACCATTTTTTGATTTGTTTAATCATAGGCTCCTCCATATGGTTACAAGTTGGACATAGACAGCTGTCTATCTCACATTTCTCCCCACAGTGACAGTCGTGATTACAAATTTTACAATATGTTTTCATTTTTTTACATCCTCAATATAACTTGCAATCTTTCCCTTATTCACACCTTCTTTAATAACGTATTTTTGTGTGCCATTAGCACCTGTTTCAACTTCTTTTTTTAAATTTTTAAATAATATTTTTTCTTTTTCTTTTAAATTTTTTTGTTTTAAAAAAGATTCGATTGTTTTACTGTCCCTCATAAGTTTTATCTTCCTCTCTTAATTTTTCATCTACATCATTTGTATTTTTTGGTTCTATTCCGTAAAACATTTTGTCAGTATCTTCTGTAACCCAGTCCGCATCTTCGACATCCCAGACTGTATTTTGTACTTTATAGTCAGGCCAACTGTTATCAGTAGTGTAGCTATTAACGTGCCACAGAATGCGATTATTAGGCTGAGCTGCAAAATTACCGTTATCAAGAGCCAGTATGTGTGCACACTTATGTTCTTGAGGTATTTCAGAATGTTCAACATTCAATATATTAGTCTCTGGATGTGCCCAGTCAACTGTAAATAAGTATTGTCCGTGATAAAATTTTTTATCTTTTCCTAGATATTTGCCATCTACACCAGCCAACCAATCAAAGCAATGCACACTAGGCCAATAACTAAAACAGTTCCACAACTGTAGCTCGTTCGCCTGCATATCCGGCACAGAGGCTCTATCGTTTTGTTTTTGAAAGAACGCTGATATAGGCAATCTCCAATAGCACGCACCATTGGGAAGCATAATGTTAAAAAGGAGAGCACGACCTGAAATAGAGACAAGACCAAAGATAACACAGTCACTATACTCTGTTTTATACTTGGGATCCATATCGTATAAGTATTCTTTTCGAACCTTACAATAAATCGGTGGTACATTCGCGTTAAGGTATGCCATAGTTTCCTCATCATTTTATATCGCCCCAGTTGTTACCTTTTTCGTAATCAACTTTATTTGGAACCTCCAGTTGTATTGCAGATTCCATTATTTGAATAATTTCTTCTGCTTTTTTATCAGATTCAACAGATATATCGACTTCATCGTGAATTTGAATGTGGGGTAGTATACCATTTTCATACAGAGATACCATAGATTTTTTCGTCATATCAGCCGCAGATCCTTGAATTAATCTATTTAAAGCTTTGTAAGTAAATGCACGTTTTAATGGTTCATCATATTCTTTTCTAGCTTGTTCTAAAGGTAATGGTTTATATACACCAAACTGTACAGGTTGCCATAATTCAAAATGACAAGCCCTACCTAAAAGAGTTCTAATTTTTCCTCTATCGTTTGCTTTTCGCGATACATTATCCATCAATGCTTTTACAAATGGCGCTCGCTTATGGTATTGTTGAATTAGTTTTTCTGCTGAATCTTTCATCAAACCTAGTTCAGCCATCAATTTATTTTTACCCATACCATACATCAATCCTAAATTAATGGTCTTGGCTTGTTTTCTTTCAATGCCAGCCATATCCGCAACAACTTGGTGGAAGTCTGCGTCTCCTTGTTTGTATGCATCTAAAATTTCATCAACCCCATTTAAGTTTTGTAGTTTTGCATAGTGAACTAATATTCTTGGTTCTTGTTGAGAGTAATCAAATGTTCCCCACTTTGTATTTTCTTCAGGAATAAAAATAGATCTAATCATTGGGCCAAGTTCTGGATGTCTTGCAGGTATTTGTTGTAAGTTAGGGTTAGACATACTAAATCTTCCTGTAACTGTTCCACCATCATCAGATCGTATTTGATTGATGTCTGCGTGTATTCTACCTTTAACTGCGTGTTTAGTTATTGAATCAATAAAGGTACTGTGTGCTTTATTTATTTCTCTAGCTTCAGCAATTAGTTTTGGTAATTCGTGTGGATGAGTTGCTAAAAAGTTTTTTGTAAAACTTGGTTCTTTACTTTTTTCTGTTCGATCATATGGAAGATTTAGTTTATCAAATGCTTTGGCAATTGATCTTGCCGCCATAATTTCTACTTGAATACCGCTTAAATCCTTGATTCTATTGATTATTTTAGCTTCTCTATTTTGTAAATTTTTCTTGATTTGATCTGCTTTATCAAGATCTACTCTTACTCCTTTAAATCGCATATCAACTAAACAAGGAAATAATCTTGTCTCTAAATTAAATATGTCCATCAGCTCTTGTGCATACAATTCCATTTGTAATCGTTGCCAAAGTTTTAAAGTAGATTCAGCATCTCTTTCTGCATATTGTCCAACATACATTGCTGGCAATCTCCACATATCTTTTTTAGGATCTAATCCATATTCTTTTGCCGCCGCTTGTAAAATCTTTTCATCTTTACCTAAACCACAATACTCTTTTGCAAGAGAATCTAATCGGTAAGATAATCTATTTTCATTTATTAATGATGCCGCGATCATTGTATCTACAATCTTACCTTTGATTTCTAATCCATAAGATCTTAACCAACACACATCATACATTGCATTATGAAATATAAAGGTAGTGTTCTCTTGTTTTAAAACATCTTTCAACCAAGACATTACTAAACCTTTATCCATATTACCTTGTTCGTGTTGTATTGGATAATAGCCAGACCATCCTTCTACAGCTACAGCAATACCTGCAATATGTCCTCTACCAACCACGTTCCCCGATCCTAAGGTCGTTAGTTCAGGGTCATTTGTTTCTAAGTCAATTGCTATTTCACTGTAGTGAGATAGATCTTTTAGTTCTTCAGGTTGTACCCATTCTGTTTCGGGTGCAAACAAAGGTATCTGTGTACTTCTCATACTAAATTAAATAGGTAAATTGTTATTATACATAAACCCATAAACTCTGTGTAAACATTCATTTCTTCTTCTCCTCATTCTTTAATTTATTTTTTTTCTTTTTGAATATTTCATCAAAATTTTTCTTATACAAATCATTGGTAGGTCTACTACGACCATCCCATTTTCTACCTTTTTCTTTTGTCATCTTTCAACTTTTTAATTTCTAGTTCACAATAGTGAATTATTTTTTCTAAATCTTGTATGCCGTTTTTATTTTTATAACGACAGACGTACTTAATAACATTTCCTTGAAAAAAAGAAAGATCATTCTTAGAAATAAATTCATAAGGTTGAATGTGAAAGTCTTTGTAATGACTGCCACCTATCTGTTTATTTTGTGGAAACACTTCATCAAACATATCTTTATTGGTCATAGTAAATAAGCACGATCAAAGTTCTTTGGATCTACAATATGTAACTCTCTTTTAGCTCTAGTGGTTCCAGTATAAAACAAACGATGTAATTCATCTGGATCGTGTTGAAACGTTTCTAAAGCAGCATTCGTTAGATCTTGTAGTATTAATACTTTGTCAGCTTCTCCTCCTTTCGCTCCGTGTATTGTTGACATTATTATTCTAGGGTTTTTATTGATTTGTTCACCATTTGCCCTCATATTTCTAATATAATTTTCTGTAAAATTATCTAGACCTTCAAATGATTCATACCAAACTTTATCAGTAAGCAAACCATATTTCTCTTTACATTCCTCTAAAGTATATTTTTCTTCAGATCGGAATAATTTTCCTGTTCTAAAACCATCCGCAACACTAGTTCCTAAATATTCATAGATGTTTTTTATTTCTATGTGGGTAAGTTGACAACCTTGTCTCCATTGTTCCCAATTATTAAGAGCTAATAAAAGTTTTAGCTTAACAGAATTTTGTCCTTTATGTTGATAATACCATCCTCTCAATTCACACAATTCTTTTACGTCATCAAGGAAATGGTTAGCGGAGGAAAGTACTAACCAATTTCCTTCAGACATATTAACCTGAGTAACATCAGAATATCTTTTTAAAATACCTTCTTCCATTCTCGGTTTATATTCTTTATCAAATCTGTTTTGAACTTTACTGATTATTTTTTGAGAGAGCTCGTGTATTGGCCCACCTGGAATACGATATGATTGATCTAAAGTTTTAATATCATCTACTTCACCTTTTAAAGCAATAAAGTGATCTACATCAGCCCCTGCCCATTTAAATATAGCTTGGTCATCATCGCCTGCAATATAAGTTTTAGTTGCATTCTTCCAAATTTTTCTAACCATTTCCCATTGTAGTAAAGATAAGTCTTGAGCTTCATCAATAAACAATACTTCAAATTTTGATGTTGATTCTAAATCAATAAAGTCTTCAATTAGATCTGTAAAATCTTTCATTCTTTTTTCTTCTTTATATCTTTTTAATTCTTCTGATATTAAATACAAAGTATCTCTTTCAATATCTAATATGTTTTGTCTTGAATCATAGTATTCTAATAGATCCATTCTTCTAACTCTTGCAGTATTAATAATGGTTAGATATTCATTATCAGAATTAAATGTTCCATCTTCTAAAGAATACTTTGCAGTCTTAATAGGTATATTACATTTTTGACCAAACTCTTTATAGTTATCTACTGACATCATTTTTTCTTTTGTCATTCCTAACATTTTAAAAGCATAAGAATGTAATGTTCTAAAATTTTCTAAATCATTCTCTATATCTAAACCAAATTTATTTGCAGCTCTGGTAGCAGCCTCAACAGCTGCTTTCTTAGTAAATGAAAAATATCCTATTTGCTTTGGTCTAATACCTTGTTGAATAAATTGATCTACCAAGTTTAATAAAGTTGTTGTCTTTCCTGTTCCCGGTGGCCCTAATATTATTGTTTTCATTTATTTTTCTTTGGTTCAAAAATATATTTACCTTCTACAGTTTTAATTATTTTTTCTTTATTACTAAAAGCATACAAACATCCTTCATAATTTTCTGAAAATATTTCCCAAGCAATATCTCTAGTACATTCTAGTCTTGGATATATTTCTAATTCAAATTTATGATTGTCTATCTCTATGTTTTTTAAAATTGCACCTTTAGGCATTAGAAATGATCCTCCTGATAAGGTACTTTAGATACAGATGTTTTTACTTTTTTCATTGTCTGTATTTTAATTAGTCTTGGAGTTCCACCCTTGAGCTCTTTTCTTTCCTCTCCAGAAAAATTATCTAATTGTTTTATTAAATTACCTGTTTTAGTTTTATCCATTTCCCAATTATTTTTCTTACAGAAGTTATAAAAGTCTTCCATTCTAAAATATGTAAACTCTCTGTTCTCATCTGTGTAAGGTAATCTATTAAATATATCTTCCATTGTTCTTGCTGATTGTCTATTGGTAGTCCAATCTTGAAGTAATGCTAGTATTTGATTCTTAGGATCTAAAGATTCTAATGGTTCTACTTCTTGTAATCCTTTATCTAATAAAGGTTTTAAATAATATTGTTTCCAATCTTTTGGTTTTGGTACGGGTACAATTAAGTTTGCTTGATCTAAACAAGCTAATGCAAATAATCCTGCATTATAGAGTTGTTCTGTTTTTAATTCTATTCTTGCATCATCTACATTCAAAAACCATTGTGGTGGTTTTGATGCATACTTTGTAAGATTTCCAAGTACAGGCATTTCTTCTTCACCAAATCCTACACCAAATCTTTTTGTTCTACATAAACCAGATTGACATACTGAATTGATAGGTGCATCTTTACATCTATACTTATCATATCCTTTTCTATTTACTGATTTAATTAATTGTTGAACTTCCCCATTACTTAATGGTGGTACCATATGTTCTTGGTTTGCTTTTACTAATTCATCTTCCCATCTATCTGGTGTTGCTTGTTTAAAATAAACTGCAATATTAAATAAAGCATTATTTCTTGCACCTTCTCCAAATCCATCTTTAGCTAATTTATTTAAACAAGGTGGGCCATCTTGAAATGCTTCTACTATTTTTGGTTTTTCTATTTTTACTTCTTCTAATTTATCTTGAACATATTTATCATACAGTTCAAAAAATTCATCTATACTAGCCGCGTTCCCATCATCTTTAATAGCATAACGCAATCCTTTCATTTCATTATGATAAGGTAAATTTAAAAAGTTTCCTGTGTCTCCACGATCCACGAGTATTTCTGTTTGCTTAGGAAATATTTCACAACCTTCAAATCCTAAAGTTGCCGCCATTTTCTTTAAAGTATTTTGCATCAAAGATGCAGGTATGAATTCTTTAGTAAATAAAAATACGTGTGCGCCGCCTGATTTACTACGGCAAACTACTAATGGGAGATTAGCTGAGCGTACGCTTTGTACGAAGCTAGTGTGGTCAAAATTATATTCGTCAATATCAATACAACCCCACTTGCATAAATTATTTTCATTAATGGGGATGATGCCCAGAGCCGCACCTTTGCCTTGTAAATGGTTTTCCCACAAGTCATCGCTAACATTTTTTCGAACAATGAATGCCTTGCCTTTTTGCTTACCATTTTCAGCTCTATCGCCTTTTTGATATTGTCCATATGCTATGGTTAATCCTTCAAATATTGATTTAAATTTATCTTTCTTCATTATCATTTCTTTTCCTATTGTAAAGGGGGAACTAATGTTCCCCCTCATTTTATTTAGAATGGTGTGTTGTCTTCACTCTTCTCTTCTTTGCTGTGTTTAGCCTGAACATCGCCAGCCTTAACGCTTTCAGCAAATCCTTTTGCCTGCTCGTACAAATTTTTGTCCTCTACAGGCCCCACCTTATTAACAGTCCAACCAAACCAAGTTCCCTTGTCATTTGATTGTTGTACAGTCTTTAGCGTATAAATGTGGCTAAAGATAGGTGGTGTAAACAGACCATTTTTACCTTGGAGTTTCAAGCCATTCATCATTGAATTCCAATTTCTGCTTACTTTTAACTGAGTTGATTTCATAGTAATCAAAGCAGTTTCAGCTCCCTTATCTTTACACACCATCACATAGTATGATGCTGTATTTTCAAGATAGTTACCATTCTTTAATCTATCTTTACCCATAGAATCTCTAGTAGTTTCTTGGATAATAGAACTAGATGCAGAATGTATTGCTACAGGAGCACCTCCTCCTTCGCCTCTATCTTGCCATTCAACATATTCCCTTTTGTAATGACAAGGAATTACATTGATTCCCTTTTCACCATTGTAAAGTTCATTGGTTACTGTGTTATAGATCATACCTGCTTCAGCACTATCTATATACTTAGCATCCCTTTTATTTACTTGTGGTGAAAGCTGTCCAAGTATTCTCAAAAATGGAAGAGCAAGGTCTTGCTGATCCATATTCTGAAAACCCTGAAGGGCATCAGCTTCGAACAAATCTGCAGATGGCAGATGTTCTTTCTTAGTTGTCACGCTTCGCGTTTCATTTGTCGTCATTTATGTTTCTCCTATTTCCGGCTGATTTTAGTTTCATCCTTCACAAACGTGTGAAAGATATCGGAAGGCATATCAAGGCCGGCCTCGATACGCTCCCGATATAGAGCTTTCAAAGTCATTGGCTCAACTTTTTCTTTTTGTTGAGGCTCAAATCCATTTGAAGCTGCAAGGTCTAGCATTTGCTTCGCCTTGTTGTCTTCTCCACGACCAAAACTTACAGCAACCTCATTTTTAATAAGATCACCTAAGCCATTGTCACGAAGCCATTTATACGCTGATGCTTTTTTCTGTAAGTCTTTTGGTATTGTACAACTATATTTTTTATTTATTTCTATAGTTGAACCATCAGCAAGTTTCAGAGATTGTAATCCTTGTTCTGATAAGATGTTAGGAATTACTTCTGAACTAATTTTATCGTATTGTTTTTTAAGTTCTTTAGTTTTTTCTTCAGACATTTCTATCTGTTTTTCTAAGTCTAGTAACTTAATGCACTGATTAGATAAAGATTCTAAATCAGTTTTTTCGACTATGTTTTGTTTATCTTGTTCAAAGTCTATACTCATTTTTATCCTTTCTGGTAGAGATCGAATGTTATTGGATAATATTTAGCCTCTCTTCGATCCCATTTCAAGAGGTTAAATTTGCCATTGGTTTGGTCACTTACGATTGCACAAGACACTCCTATAATTGCAGGATCTCCTGTTAACAATACATAATCTGTTTCTTTAAAATCTCTTAAATTCTTTTTCATCTTAAACACAAAAGGTGATGATGAAAATATTATCTGAGAATCTGGGCCATAATTAGGCATACATATAACTAAATAACCAAAGTCTGATGCACCTAATATATTTATATTAGCGGGTGGATGTTGTAATACATAAACAAAATTTTCATTAGGGTTTTCTTTTTGAAATTGCAAAAACTCTTGTAAAGATTTTGGTTTATATAATTCAAATATTTTATTTTTCATTTTTTTTCTTTCTTTTTATTTTAGCCATATCACTTAAGTAGCCGATAAATTCTTTTATTGGAACACCTAATGATTTAGCAATTTTATATTGCTTATTAGTTAAGCTTACTTCTATCGTAAATTGTTTTTTATACATTCTATTATTCTTTTTATTTTATTCTCTTGACAAGCTATATAATTATTCTTATATCTTTGTCAACATAGAAAGTAAAAATAATTATGAACTATAAATTTAAGACTAAGCCTTATGGGCATCAGCTCACGGCATTAGAAAAATCGTGGGATAAAGAATCCTATGCCTATTTTATGGAAATGGGTACAGGTAAATCAAAAGTATTAGTAGATAATATTGCTATGCTTTATGATAAAGGTCAAATAAATGCGGCGCTTATTATAGCACCAAAAGGAGTATATAGAAACTGGTTTTCACAAGAAATTCCTAATCATTTACCTAGTCATATTGAACATAAAAAGGTACTATGGACTGCTTCAACATCTAAGACTAAGGATAAAGAGTATCAGGAATTATTTAAAGTAGACTATGACCTTCACATCCTAGTAATGAATGTTGAGGCTTTCTCAACTAAAAAAGGTGTTGAGTTTGCTAGCAAATTTTTATCTTGCCATAATACAATTATGGCAATTGATGAATCTACAACTATTAAAACACCAACTGCAAAAAGAACTAGAACAATTGTAGAACTTGGTAAACAAGCAAAATATAGAAGAATACTCACAGGTTCACCTGTAACTAAATCACCATTAGATTTATATAAACAATGTGAATTTTTAGATCCTTGGTTATTAGGTTTTCAATCTTACTATGCATTTAGACAAAGATATGCACAGATGGTTGAAAGAAATTTTGGTGGTAGAAGAGTACAGTTAGTTGTTTCTTATAAAAGACTAGATGAATTATCTGGTAAGTTAGAACCATTTTCTTACAGAGTATTAAAAGAAGATTGTTTAGATTTACCAGAAAAAATATATATCAAAAGAATTGTTGAACTTACTGATGAACAAAAGAAATTATATTCAACAATGAAACAAATGGCTATTGCACATATGAATGGTAAAGTATTAAGTGCACCAAATGTATTATCTCAATTAATGAGACTTCATCAAATTACTTGTGGTCATTTTAAATCTGATGATGGTCAAGTACAAGAAGTTAAAAATAGAAGACTTGATGAATTAATGGATGTGTTAAATGAAACTGAAGGTAAAGCTATTATCTGGGCTAACTATGTTTATGACATAGAAAATATTGTTAAAACTATAAAAGCAGAATATGGAGAAGATTCTGTTGTTCAATATTATGGTGCAATCCCTGCTGATGTTAGACAAAAAAACATAGAAAGATTTCAAGATATGAATTCTAAAGCTAGATTCTTTGTTGGTAATCCACAAACAGGAGGCTATGGTATTACTCTAACTTGTGCCAATACAGTTATCTATTATTCTAATGGTTACGATTTAGAAAAAAGATTACAATCAGAAGATAGAGCTCACAGAATAGGTCAGAAAAAATCAGTGACTTATGTTGATCTTATTGCTGAAGGTACTGTTGATGAAAAAATTGTTAAAGCACTTCGTAAAAAAATTGATATTGCTTCTGAAATTTTAGGTGAGGATATAAAAGACTGGATATAAATGGGGCAGTTGTTACTGCCCCAAATAACTATTTAATCGTAATTTGTTTTGGTTTTTTAGATTCTGGTGGATTATACTCTAATTCAACATTGAGCATACCATCTTCTAATTTACCACCTACACATTCTACATAGTCTGCTAATTGAAATTGTCTTTTAAACGATCTCTTAGCTATGCCTTGATGTACGTAATTAGAAAGATCTTCTTTTGATTTACCTTCTATAATTAATATACCATCTTTTACTTCAACAGATACTTCATCTTTTTTATATCCTGCTAAAGCAAGTTCGATAACATACTTACCTTCAGAAGCCTTTCTTATATTGTAGTGTGGAAAACCAGAATTGACAGATGTAAGATAATTAAATTTATCAAACATATCTTCAAAACCGATTGCGTTATTTAGGAATGTACTTAGATTTGTCATATTAACCTCCTTGTTAGACAGTTATTGTTAGGCCCTCCTAAAGCGACCTAGAGGTAATATAATTATTATTTAAACTAAATCAACCGCTTTTCCGATAATAGGTTTATATTTAACCTTCTTATCTTCTCTATAAGCGTGTAAGAATTGTCTTCTGGGCTGGTATGGTATCCAACTTGCGTGAATCCATCCGCTGTTTGGCTCACCAGGAGTATAAAACTCCAAAATTAATTGATCTGTTTCTAAATATTTATGTATCCAATCGGCTAGTTCTGCGTTGTCTACACCAATTACTTCGAAGTCTGCGGCTTCAGCTTTGGCGTGCTGTGAGTTTTCTGAACTACCTATTGCTTTACAAAGTTCTGGACTTCTAAATCCACTAGTCACTTTTACTCTACCGAATTGATCCCGTACAGGTTGTAATACATTTTCACACAGTTGTTTTAATTTATCAATCTGATCGCCATTGGGATTATTATCAATATTTAAACGGATAGCTGTATCCGATTTGATTAGCTCTTGAAGAGTAAAGTTTCGTGAAAGATTCATTATCTAATAAGATACTCCATTAACAAAGACATCGCAACAGTACCCACCGCTGCTAAGAGAACCCAATAGATCTTGTCTATCTTACCGCCCAATTTCTCAATGTCTTCGTGAATGTGACTTTGATTTTTTTTTATAGCGTAAACATCTTTTTTAACACCTGTTACGTGTCCGTAAAGCGATATTATATGTTCTCTTGTATTTTTAGGTTGTATAGACATTATCCTATTTTAGTTTTTCTTGTTGAAGCTAATTGTCCTGTTTCGTCTTGAGGAAACAATGTTGCAAATTTTTGTTCAAATGTCAATCCAGTTACTGGATCAACATTATTAGCAAATTGTTGCGTAGGTAATTGTGGAGTTAAACTACCTGTTTGTAAAGGTGGTGTTTGTATTCTTGTTGTTGGTTGTAATGGAGCTGCTTCTGGTTCTATTTCTGGAACAACTAAATTATCAGTTAACAAATTTTTTCTTCTGTTATCAATAATAAATTGATTTATTTCTGGTCGGGCTTCCGTATAAGGATTAGGTAAATCAACTCCTTCTTTTTGATTTAAATCTCTATTTATTTGGTTTATTCTTTCAACAAAAAAACTACTTGGTCTTTTAGGAGTGTAAACTCCTTTTACTAATTCATTAAAAGTATCTTTTGATAAACCTTTTCTTTTTACTTTATTTCTTATAACACTTTCAGAAACACCTAGTTTTCTTGCAGCTTCTATGTTTTGATACATTTCTTTTAATACAGCAAATCTTCTACCTTCGGAGTAAGCATATCTATTTACAATATCTTTTGAATCAACTCTACCACCTCTTAATAAAGAAGCTGTAAATAAAGATTCTGCATTGTCGAGACCTTTAGTAAATCTTGTTGTCATATATATTAAACCTCTTTCTGGGTTTGATTGTATTGATCTAAAGCCAAATAATCCAGGTAATTCATCTTTTAGGTCAAAGGTTTGACCATATTTATCTGACTTGCCTACTGCCGATTGACCTAATCTTTTAAATTGTGCAATAGAACCCGGTGTTAAAGATTTACTTATATGAGCAATACCTTTACCTATTTTAACAAATGGATCATCTTCTTCTTGCCACACTCTTCGACCACCTAAACCAATACCTCTTCTAAAAGTAGAATCAATTAACGCTTCTGTAAATATAGATTCAGACGCAAATGGTTGTAATAATTCTATTATGGCTTCCGTGCTTCCTTTTCCAAGTGCATTC